TTGTTGCAGACCAAGAAATCAATACTCTCGCTTGTTTAACAGAGATTATGGCAAGGGCAAAGTTCAAATGATAAAGGTATATGAAAATGTTTTAGAGGATCATGTTGCATTAGGAATTCATGAGTATATAAAAAATGTTTCTTGGAAACATAATTATCCATCTGCCCCGAATAAACCAGATAGACATTGGCATGTTTTATGTGGTGCTGATGGTGATTTATTTTTTGATTATGATTTTCTTTCACCAATATGGAATACTGTTATAAGAAAGTATGACTTTAAAAATACTTATAGCGTACAGAAATTTAGAAGAGCATATATGAATGCCCATGATTATGGGTCAGAACCACAAATGCATTATGATGATGGTGATTTTACTATGCTATATTATCCCAGAGTAGATTGGAATCTTGAATGGGGTGGTGGGACTCTAATTATTGAGGACGGTAAAAATCATCTGATTGATTATGTGCCAAACAGTCTTGTTATATTTGATGCTAATTTAAAACATGCCGCCCAAGTTGTGAGTAGAAATTGTCATGAATTAAGAACAGTAGTTGTTTTTAAATGTGATAAAAGTATAGTGGTATAATATGTATGAACTGAAAGACTACATAAAGGCAATCAATCAAACCAAAGAAAATTTGATGGACACTGAAGATGAACAGTGGGAAAAGAAATATTTGCCGTTTATTGTCAATAAATGTGTCGCTCCCTTTCCAGATACCATTATGTTGGTGAATGAGATTAATCAACTACATCATCTAGATAAAAAACTTCAGTTTGATTTTTTACTAAATAGTCTACGACCAAGAAAACGATACACTCCTTGGCTGAAGGCGACGAAATTAGAGAATCTAGAGTATGTTAAAGAGTATTATGATTTTAGTGACGAGAAGGCAAAAGTTGCTCTTGATATACTGGATGATGACCAAATTTCTGCCATAAAAGAAAAAACAAATAAGGGCGGGATTAATGGAACTAGAAAATTGGACACAAGAGCAAATGTTGGAAGTGACACTGAATGAGCCTGATGATTTCTTGAAAGTGCGTGAAACTTTATCTCGCATTGGTGTCGCCTCACGAAGAGAGAAAAAACTATATCAGTCTTGTCATATCTTACATAAGCAGGGCAAATATTATATTGTTCATTTTAAAGAACTCTTTGCACTTGATGGTAAGAAAACAAATTTATCAGAAAATGATATCGCTAGGCGAAATACCATTTCTAATCTTTTGAGTGATTGGGGTTTGATCAAAATTGTTGGAAATATTGATGATACAGCCCCTTTAAGTCAAATTAAAATATTACCATACAAAGAAAAAAATGAATGGATATTGGAAACAAAATATAACATTGGTAAGAAGAAAGATACTTGACTTTTAGACACAACAATGGTATAACTGTTTAATGGACTTTTATACAAACGTAATTCAAAGAGGCAATACGTTATTCGTAAGAGGTGTTGATGGTAATCAGCGAGTTACGGATAAGGTAAAGTATTGTCCAACTTTGTTTGATATAACAAATAAGGGTGAAACAGGTTATAAGACTCTTGATGGTAGAGATGTTTTACCTCATCCTTTCGATTCTATTCAAGAAGCAAAAGATTGGATTGAACAGAGTTCCGATCAAGATATTGTATTTGGTAATACGCAATTTCCATATTGTTATATTGGAGATAATTACCCAAACGATATTCCATGGAATAAAGATAAAATTCTTATTGTTACTATTGACATTGAGGTTGAATGTGAAAATGGATTTCCTAATCCTAAAAAGGCTGAAGAACCTCTTTTGTCGATTACAATGAAGAATCACCAGAACAAACAAATTATTGTTTGGGGTTTGCATGAATTTCAAAATTATCGTGATGATGTAGATTATCGTTTATGTAAGAATGAAAATGACCTGATACAAAAGTTTCTTTATGCATGGCAAGGTATATATCCAGATGTCATAACTGGATGGAACACAGAGTTCTTTGATATTCCATATTTGTGTAATCGTATTAAAAATATTTTTGGTGATGACGAGATACGAAAACTTTCTCCGTGGAGAAGTGTCTTTGATAGAGAGATATTTCAGATGGGGAAAAGGCAACAAATATACACGATACAAGGTATTGCAGCTTTAGATTATTATGACCTGTATCGTAAATTTACATATACAAATCAAGAGCGATATACTTTGGATCATATCGCATTTGTAGAATTGGGTGAACGTAAAGACGGCAATCCTTTTGAAACATTTAAAGAATGGTATCAAAAAGATTATCAATCTTTTATTGAGTACAATATCACAGACGTTGAACTTGTCGATAAATTAGAAGATAAGATGCGTCTTATTGAACTGTGTTTAACAATGGCATATGATGGTAAGGTTAACTATGTTGATGTTCTTGGCACAGTTAGATATTGGGATACTGTCATATACAATCATCTTAGAAAAAAGAATATTGTAATCCCCCCTAAAAAGGAAAATGAAAAAACAAAGAAATTTGAAGGTGCTTATGTAAAAGACCCACTTGTTGGTAAACACAATTGGGTAATGTCATTTGACCTCAATTCTCTTTATCCACATTTGATAATGCAATATAATATCTCACCAGAGACACTGGAAAATAGTGGCGATGAGATTGCTGAAGGAATGGTAGATGAAATTTTAGATGGTGAAATTTCAAATGATACTGATAATTGTATGACCCCTAATGGTGCATTTTTCCGTAAAGACAAAAAGGGGTTTCTACCAGAGCTAATGGAGAACATGTACAATGATCGTGTCAAATATAAAAAACTTATGCTCCAAGCTAGGCAAGAGTTTGAAAACACTGGTGACCCCGCAATCCTCAAACGTATATCTCGCTACGAGAACATCCAAATGGCAAAGAAGATTTCTCTTAATTCCGCTTATGGCGCAATTGGTAATAGTTGGTTTAGGTATTACGATCTTATGGTCGCTACAGCAATTACAACGGCTGGTCAGTTATCTATACGATGGATTGAAAAAAGTCTTAATGAGTATCTTAATAAAATTCTCAAAACAGACAAAATTGACTATGTTATTGCATCAGATACAGACAGCGTTTATATCACTTTTGATAAGCTTGTTACTCAATTGTTTCCAGAGGGAACTTCGACTGAAAAGATTATCAATTTCTTGGACAAGGTTGCAAGTGAGAAGTTGGAACCATTTATTGATAAGTCTTACCAACGTCTTGCTGAAAAGATGAATGCTTATGACCAGAAAATGTTCATGAAGAGAGAAGTCATAGCTGACACTGGAATTTGGGTAGCAAAGAAAAGATATATTCTAAATGCGTATGATATAGAAGGTGTGCGTCTAAAGGAACCACAATTGAAAATTATGGGCTTGGAAGCGGTGAAGTCATCAACCCCAATGCCGTGTCGAGAAAAAATTAAAGAAGCATTGAAGTTAATTGTTAGGGATGAAGAAAAGAAGCTTAATAATTTTATACAAGAATTTAGAGAGGAATTTATGCAACTGTCTCCAGAAGATGTTGCATATCCTAGAAGTTGTAATGGCATAGAAAAGTTTAGAGGTGATTCGGCTTTGTTTAAAAAGGGCGCACCAATGCATTGCAAGGGTGCAATTTTGTATAACTTTTTGATTGACAAGCACAACCTTGAAAGTAAATATGTTAAAATTAATGAGGGGGATAAAATCCGATACTTACATTTAAAACGTCAGAATCCATTTGCGTGTAGTGCTTTTTCATTTATGACTGTTGTTCCAACTGAATTGGATATAACAAATTATATTGACCTTGAAACTCAATTTGAAAAATCATTTGTTGAGCCACTAAGATTTATCACTGATAAAATCTCAATGAGGATTGATGACGGTTACGGTGTTCAAGGTTCATTAGAGGAGTTTTTTGTATGAGTGAAGGTGAAGTACAAGTAAAACCATTTACTTTAGGAACATTGGTTATTAAGTTTCAAATGCCAATGCAAATGATAGATGAAATCAATAATACATATGAAAATGCAAAAGATTTACCAGCATTTAATAGTGAACTTGCGGGTAAAATTGAAAATGAATTTAAAGTGACAGATGTATTAAGTGATAATATAAAACAATTTTATGTAATGTGTTGGAGACAATACACACAAATGATACAAAAACCATGGTGGCATTGTGTACCAGATAATGCTTGGATTAATGACATGAAGGCAAATGAATATAATCCGTTTCATTTACATTCAAGTTCGTTAACTGATTTAGGTTTATCATCAGTGGTAGCTCTAAAAAAACCAAGTACATATGGAGTTGAATATTCAAGAAAGGAAAATCCTTCTAATGGTTGGTTAGAATTTTGTGGGGGTCAACAAGACCCATTGTCAATCTCACAGCTTAGAGTTGATGCCCAAATAGGTGATCTTTATATTTTTCCTTATACATTATTACATGGTGTATATCCATTTAATGGAACAGATGAAATTAGAAGAACCATGTCTTATAATTGCAATTTATTCAGAGATGCGTTAATAAACAAAGGAAATGGTTAGAGGAGTTTTTGATGAGTGAATTTTTAAAAGGTTTAATGAAGGAAGTTGGAAATGAATATGCATCTTTAGTTTCTGATGGTGTAGAGGCAGGAGACGTTGATACATTTATTGATACTGGAAGTTATATTTTTAATGCTTTATTGAGTGGGTCAATTTATGGTGGTCTACCATCAAATAAAATTACAGCACTAGCTGGAGAGTCAGCAACAGGAAAAACATTTTTCTTGATGGGAATTGTAAAGAATTTTCTTGATTCAAATCCAAATGCACAGGTAATGTACTTTGAAAGTGAAAGCGCAATTACCCAACAAATGGTTCTTGATAGAGGTATTGATCCAGATAGAATGGTTCTTTCTCCTGTAACTACTGTACAGGATTTTAGAACACAGGCAATTAAAACACTTGATTTCTATCTATCGCAAGATGAATCTGATCGACCACCTCTCTTTTTGTGTCTGGATTCTTTGGGTATGTTAAGCACCACTAAAGAGGTAGAGGATACTGCAGAGGGAAAAGAAACCCGTGATATGACAAGAGCGCAAGTTTTAAAAGCAGCATTTAGAGTTTTGACTTTAAAACTGGGTAGAGCAAAGGTTCCTATGGTTGTAACAAATCATACATATGATGTTGTGGGTTCTATGTTTCCACAAAAAGAAATGGGCGGCGGTTCTGGATTAAAATATGCGGCATCATCTATTGTATATCTTTCCAAGAAAAAGGAAAAGGATGGTACAGAGGTCATTGGTAACATCATTCACTGCAAAAATCAAAAGTCTCGTTTGACTGTAGAAAATAAAATGGTTGATGTTCGATTATCTTATGATAAAGGTCTTGACCGTTACTATGGGCTTTTAGACCTAGCAGAAAAAGCTGGTGTATTTAAGAAATTTTCAACTCGTTATGAGCTACCAGATGGTAGTAAGCAATTTGGTAAAACCATTCTAAATAATCCAGAAACTTATTTTACGGATAACGTTATGAAGCAGATAGATGAGGTGGCAGGAAAAGAATTTAGATATGGCTAATATTGATATAGACCACTATTGTCGAGTATATGATAATTTTCTTTCTCCTGATGATTGTAAATCATATGTTGAAAAATATGAAGAAACTTTACGAGTTGATAATAAACGGTGGAAAGAACTTAGTGTCTGTTTTACGAAAGATGGTAGTAAGAATCCTACTTGTGGTTCTTGCGCCTGTGACCGTCTTGGCCCAATGGAATTTAGTAGATTCACTGAACTGAATCAAAGATTATTATCTAAATGGCAAGAATCACTAAAAAAGTATATTATTGATTGTAATATAGAAAAACGAATGTGGCCGAATGAAATGGGATGGGAAGAGTTTAGAATTAAAAGATTCAAAGTGAATGAAGAAGAAAACCATGGACTTTCTGACCATGTTGATATTTACTCTCATGCTCACGCAAAAAGGATTCTTTGTCTCATGGTTTATCTAAACGATGATTTTGAAGAAGGAGAAACTTATTTTCCATTGTTTGATGTAAAAGTAAAACCAAAATTGGGAAGGTTACTTATGTTTCCACCGACATGGAATTATGTTCATAGAGGTATTCCCCCTCGTAGTCCTTCTGAAAGAGGAGCAAAATATTTTATCATGACACATTTGAATTATGTAGATTTAACTCATGTAAATAAAGGCACAGAATTTTTAGATAGAAAAGTTGCCGCATATGATCCAAATACAAAAAATATGACCAAGGAACAATTATCGTGGCCCACCAAGAATTAAATTTCTATACACGATTCTATGATAACTTCTTAGATGATGAAATGTGCGATGCATACGTTGCAACATTTGAAGAAACAATGGAGAAGGATGCAGAAGAGGTAAAAAAGACAAGTATTTGTACAGGACCAATTCGGCCTGACGGTCATCAAATCTGTGGCAATTGTAATTGCCAAAGAATGAACCCTATGGGTTTTGATAGATTTGACCATTTGAATAAACTTGCTATGAAAAAGTTTGTTGATATTGTAGAAAAATATCGTGAAGATACAATGATACAAGATTGTCAATGGCCAAATGATATCATGTGGGAAGAGTTTCGTATGAAACGATTTTTGGTTGGAGATGGTAGTGAAGAAGCAGAACAGTTTAAAGACCATGTTGATGTAACATCTCATCATGGTGGAAAGAGAATGCTTATTCTCATGGTTTATTTGAATGATGATTTCGGTGGGGGTGAAACAGTATTTCCTCATTATGGAGATTCAGTAAAACCTAAAAAGGGTAGTCTCTTAATGTTTCCCCCCATGTGGATGTATCTTCATAGAGGTAATCCACCGCTTGCGCCGGGATATGCAAAATACTTTCTAATGACCTATTTGAATTATAGTCCAATAAAAAATTAAATTTAGGATATATGATGGAAAAATTTGTGAATATAAGTGGAACAAAACTTCCCATAGAAGAATTGCATTTATCATTTTTAGTGAATATGCTTAGAAAGGAATTTGGTTTTCTAGAATCATCAAAAACATCTATACCAATAAGTGGATATGGAGAGATTATGCCAATGTATACATATCCCTGTTATGAATATATTAAAAGCATAGATTGGTCATTTGCTAATGTATTTGAATTTGGTTGTGGCTATAGTAGTGTTTGGTGGGATCAAAATGATGCCAATGTTTATGGTGTTGATAGCGATAAAAAATGGATTGATAAAGTAAAATCTGATGCATATTCTCATGGGCATTTTGAAATTAATTTAGCAAATAATGTTGAAGATTATATAACATCTCTATATCAACATAATATAAAATATGATGTAATTGTGATTGATGGTGCATATCGTTATGATTGTGTTCAACCTTCTTTAGATTGTTTGGCTGATGATGGAATGATAATTTTAGATAATAGCGAATGGTTCACAAATACAAAAAAGTTGTTAGATGAATCAAATTTATTACCCATACATTTTCATGGAATGAAGCCAATACATGTTGACATAGAGACAACTTCATGCTATATGTCTAGAACTTTCAATAGAACATCAAGAACAATATTACCTATGGGTGGCACTCAAAGAGAACCACATTCGGGGGATAGTCCTGC